ATAAAGGCACATCTGGTTCTGCTGGATCTGCAAATACTGGCAATGGTGGCGGCGGTCGTGCGGCTGGCGGTTCCGGTATCGTGATCGTGAGGGTGAAGGTCTGACATGACTATCAATAAACTTTCAACCGTTCAAGGTTTCAACACACCTTCCCGTATCGGTGGGGCAACGATCACTGACACCCCTACAGGTAACTACACGTCGGGTGGGGTGACGTATGACTATTGGACGTTCACGGGTAATTCGTCGCTGAATGTTGTTACCGCTGGTAATGCCGACGTGCTGGTCGTCGGCGGTGGCGGTTCCGGTGGCTCTGGAACTTCTGGCGGTGGCGGCGCAGGAGGATATCTGGAGGCTTCAAGCGTCTATCTCTCATCTGGGACACAGACGGTGACCGTTGGTGCTGGCGGTGCAGTCAACAGCAGCACGTCTCAGCCCGGATACAGCGGAACAAGCAGCCGCGTCGGTCCTTACTACGGGGTTGGCGGCGGCGCTGGCATGAATAGCGACCCGCTTAGTGGCGCTGGCATGACAGGCGGCTCAGGTGGTGGCGGTGCCGTCACTTCCGGTGCTGGCGGTGCTGGGACTTCTGGTCAGGGCAACTCCGGGGGTACCGGCTCTTCCGTCCAGTTCGGCGGTGGAGGTGGTGGTGGCGGCGGTGCTGGTGCGGCTGGCGCAAGTCCCGGCGGAGCAAGCGCAGGCGGTAATGGAGGCGCTGGGCTTTCCTCCTCTATCACCGGAACCGCAGTCACTCGCGGTGGCGGTGGAGGAGGCGGGGCTGGCGGTTCATGGGGCGGCGTGGCTGGCTCCGGTGGTTCAGGTGGAGGAGGCGCTGGAACGGCCTCTGGCACGGTGAACGCGACTGCTGGTACCGCAAACACAGGTGGTGGCGGCGGTGGAGGCGGCTTTACTGGTAGCGCCACGCTCGGTGGCGCTGGCGGTAGCGGCGTAGTCGTTGTCCGTGTTGCTCGTCCCGTCTCAGTTGCAGCGGGTGGTGCGGTTACTTCTAACACCGCTACTGGAACGTACACGTCTGGTTCAGCGACGTATGACTACTACTCGTTTACGGCTAATGGGACGTTTACTGTTACTCGTGAGGGTTTCGCTGATGTTCTCGTTGTTGCTGGTGGCGGCGCTGGCGGCTATAGCAACAACGATGGAGTTGGAGACGTTCAAATGGGTGGCGGCGGTGCGGGGGGTTACCTAGAAGCAGCAAATGTGTATCTTCCTAGTGGAAGTATTACCGTAACTATCGGTGCAGGTGGTTCAGGAGGATCAAGTGGAACTACTAGCGGTAAGCGCGGTGACTACTCAAGGCTAGGAAACCTTATTGCTATAGGTGGCGGTGGCGGCGGCATGTATCCGCGTGGCGGTGATGTTTCCGCATTGTCCGGTGTGTCAGCCGACGGTGGTAGTGGGTCTGGATCGCCTAGTACTGCATCAGGTAGTTTTGGTTCGTCTATTCTAAGTCAGGGAAATAATGGTGGATCGGGTGCAGGCGGATACAACACTTCAGGTGGTGGTGGCGGTGGTGCGGGAGCAGTTGGAGCAAACAGTACTAGTGGCACAGGCGGAAACGGTGGTGCTGGTTTAGCAAACTCGTACACAGGGTCTAGCGTGACAAGAGCAGGTGGTGGTGGTGGTGGAGGAAACTCTGTCGCTGGCTCAGGTGGCTCTGGTGGTGGTGGTGCGGGAGCGGTAGGTGCTGGAAATGGTACTTCTGGAACCGCCAATACTGGCGGTGGTGGTGGCGGTGCTGGAACAGGAACATCCGGCAACGGCGGCTCCGGCATCGTAGTTATCCGCGTCCGCACCGCGTAAACTATCCAACAACGACAACTAAGGAACACACATGGCACACGTAGCAAGGATCGACGAGGACGGCATCGTCCGCGAAGTACACGTCTTGAACAACAGCGACCTGCCGAACAACGGCGAGTTCTCCGCTGAGACCGAGGCAGCGGCTAACGCTTTCCAGCACTCGCTGGGTTTGGAAGGCGTGTGGAAGTTGACCTCGTACAACCATAATTTCCGTGGCCGCTACGCCGGTATCGGGGACAAGTATGACGCTGCTCTTGACGAGTTCGTCGCACCCGAAGCACCCGTCGAAGAAGAGCCTGCCACCCCGTAACCCCACCACCACCTCACGGGGTTGGTCAGAGTCCTGAGTATGACTTTAAACTGCTCACTTTTTCTTGCCCACCCACTATTGAGGGGTACTGGTTTTGTCCACTGATATTAGCGATGACGTAGTTGAGGAACTAGGTTCCACACTAGAGGCACCTGGCGGTGTCGGATCGTACGGTCCTGACGCCTTGCGTTGGGATTGTTCTATCGGTGGCCTGGAGTTCCTGTTCGCTAATAACGACCAGTCCCCGATGATCCGTAGGACGGCACAGTTCCGTCGTGAACGTATCGACACGGAACGTGACCCTGGCGAGCAGTCACTAGAGAACGGCTTGTGGCTTCGCTCGCAAGCCTCGTGGCATTACGGTGCTGGTTTGTCCTCGGCTGAACCGTTGGAGGTTAACAGTAACGAGGCACGGTTCCGGTTCTACCAGTCTGGGGGTGTGGACCCGTGGACACCAGGCCAAGTGCAGTTGTTGAACAAGACTGCATCCGTGTACGCGCAGTCGTCTGCGTCTGGTCAGCAAATGATCGGCGTAGAGACGGGTGTGCTGCTTGCTGCAGCAGCATCGGTCACGTATATCACTAACGCTGGTGTTGTCTCGTCAGTCGCGTGGGGTGGCACGCACACCGTGTTTTCCCTCTCGGACACGGGGCAAGTGTATTTGGTTTCTGACGTTGTTGGTATTTGGAAGGGCACTCTGCCGTCCAGTGCCGGTTCTAAGATTTACAACAAACACTACTCCACACCCACGTACAGTCTTTTGCGGTGGGTGAAGTCGCGTCTCATGTACGCCGAGAACCAGGGCATTTGGGAGATTACTAACTTGTCGCCATCATCGGCGACACTACCTACCCCATTCTTTGAGAACCCTAACGCGGGGTGGCGTTGGACTGACTTCGCTGATGGACCTAACAGTATCTATGCCGCTGGCTACTCGAAGGAGTCATCCCAGATTTACCGTATCGGTGTCACATCTGACACGACTGGTGTGGAGTTGGCTGTCCCGATTGTTGTGGTGGATATGCCTCGCGGTGAAGAGGTCGTATCCATGTACTCGTATGTGGGTTCGTTCCTTGTGATCGGCACCACGAAGGGTGTCCGTATTGCACGTATCGAATCTGACGGGTCGCTGATTCTTGGCCCGCTCGTGTTTAACAGTGTGACTGTGGATGATGCTGTCGGTTTCGAGTCGTACCTGTATGTGACCTCACGGGATCAGGGTAATCGTGGTAACCGGGTGACGGCTGCTGGTTTACGTCGCATCAACCTTGGCCAGATTCTGAATAATGACCCGTTGCAGTTTGCGTGGGCGAATGACCTTGTTGCCCCTGTGGGTTTTGATGGTTCCGCTGTGGCTGTCACGGTTTCTGGTGGGAAACTGTGGTTCGCGGTGGATGGTGCCGGTATCGTGAAGGAGCAGGACACGTTTGTGTCTGATGGCTGGATTGAGACTGGCCGTATCCGCTTGGGCACGATGGAGCAGAAGGCGTGGCGTGACCTTCGCATGATCGCCCCGAACACGTTGAGTGGCGAGATTATCGGTAAGGCTTCTATTTTCGGTACGACTGCCCCGTCTACGTGGGACACGGTGTTGACGTTGCAGGATGGTTTCACTGACGGCTACGGGAAACTGAACGTCGCTGCACCGGGGACGGCCACGGATTTATGGCTCGCGTTCTACTTGAAGTCTGATCCTGATTGTGGCTGTAGTGCCCGTTTGACGGGCTACCAGGTTCGTGCGGTGCCTTCACCTCGTAAGACGGAACTGATCCAGTTGCCGCTGTTGATGTTTGATTTTGAGACGGATAAGCAGGGCGCTAAGTACGGCCGGGTTGGTAATGCATACAGCAGGTTCCAGGCTTTGAAGGACATGGAGCAGGCGGGTGCCACGGTTTCGTTCACTGATTTCACTACTGGTGAGGTGAAGGAAGTGTACGTGGAGGAAGTGAACTATTCCCGCACTACCCCGCCGTCGCTTGGTTCCCGTAAGGGGTCTGGCGGTGTGTGTACTGTTCTTCTGAGGACTGTGTAATGTCCCCTACGGAGATTTCGGGTTTGGTTCTGTCGGTTCTCACGATCACGGGTATCCTTCTGACTGCCCTTGGCTGGTGGATTAACACGAAGATTAAGGCCGCGACGTACCAGATTCAACCGGGTACGAATGGTGGTAAGTCGCTTGCTGATTTGCACCGCAAGGTTGACACGCTAGTTGTGGATGTTGCCATGTTGAAGACTGCAGTATTGCAGATCGAAGAGGATATTGAGGAGTTGCAGTGAAGTTTCTCGCTAATCGTGAAGTGCGTAAGTGGCTGTATAGCGTGTCGTTGACGGTGGTTCCGCTGCTGGTTGCGTATGGGATTATTGAGCAGGATGCTGCACCCTTGTGGATTGCTTTGGTGGGTAGCGTGTTGGCCCCGTCTCTGGCCCTGACTCATCTTGCCCCCAAGGACAAGTAGATGGTTGAACGTTTAACTATTAAGGGTTGGCCGGTTATCAGTTCTGGTAATGACCCTAAGTTGAAGTGGTTCACTGTGCCGGGGACGGATCGGAAGTTGCTGCTTCGTAAGGATGTTGGCCCGTATCTGGTGGCGTTCGCGTCTGAGTACCACTCCCAGATTGCCCCGATTGATGAGGGTGTGATGGATGACTGGTCGTGGTCGCCTGTCCGTAAAGGTCGGGCTAGTGTCCGAGTATCGGACCATTGTGGGGGTGTGGCTATTGACCTGAATGCTACGAAGGAAGGTTCCCAGTCTAGGTCTAACGTGTGGTGGAAGAAGCACCCGGTGAAGGCCATGAGGATGCGGGCCTTACTGAAGAAGTATCGTCTGCTGGAGTGGGGTGGGGACTATAAGAAGTTCTATGATCCGATGCACCTTGTGATCCATACTCCTGATGTGAAGTTGGTTAAGTCTGAGATGGCTAGGCTTGGTATCACCCCTACGGGTAGGTTTAAAACCCCCCAGTAGACCCCCTCTAAATGGCGATTTCAGCCACGTAGAGACGTTTTCTCCCCCTGTCCAATGATATTGGATGGGGGGAGTTTTTCGTGTCTCTAAATCCCTAAAAACATATAACCCTAAACCCCACCCAAAACCCTACTAGGTCGCTCGGCATTAGCCTCGCTCCCTGCCGGAACCCAGAAAGAGAAATGCCCCCCCTACCCCCCCAAGAAACCGGAGCCCGGGTGGGTAGAGGGAGCATCCCCTTCAGGAGTCAGGCATGTGCCGTCGCCCGTCATGGAGTTTCTGCCCCACGCTTACGCGCCCCACAAACCTACAGCGTGTCGGTTGACAACGCAACCCGCGACACGCCACAATCCCTCCATGGAAGAAAACACCAAACCGTACATCTCGCACTCCCAGTTCACGACGTGGCTGCAGTGCGGGGAGAAGTACCGTCTCACCAGGATCGTTGGGGTGGAAGAAGACCCCGCCTGGTACTTCAGTGGGGGCACCGCTGTGCACTCCGCTGCTGACGCCATCGACCACGCACTATTGGAGGCGAAATGATTATCCCTGCTGGCATGCTTGGGCTAGAAGGATTAGACCTACTTGAATACGCAGATAAAATTGCTAATCACTTTGAAACTTTGGACATTACTCTCGTTGATGTTCTTGATGCTTTAGCGGCACATTCTCTAACAATTAAACCTTCAAAAGAAAACATTGCATCAGACACTTATTTAACATTTGTTTCAGCACAAATTGATCCTTTCAATGAGTAATACGGCCTACGACGCTGGCATGGACGCCTTCAGGGCATCCATCGCTGAAGCGAAAGAAACCAACAAAGGCAAAACCTGGCGTGCAGGTGGACGTGCCACGAAACAGTACCCGAACAAGGAAGACGAATCGTGGTGGATGAGCGAGGGACCAACAATGGTCCACAACTACTACAACTGGAGGTTAGGTAACCCTAACCTTGACATTTGGCGGACCCCACAAGGAACACCCGCCATCGAACTAGGCGTTATGATCCACCTACCCGGTGATCTGACGTTACGTTCATACATTGACCGGGTATTCGTTGACAAGGCAACCGGGCAAACAATGATCGTGGACCTGAAAACAGGACAACCACCCAAGTCGGCACTCCAACTAGCCGTGTACCGTCTCGCCCTGCAGGCGCAATACGGTGAGGCACCCGACTATGGTTCCTACTGGATGGCACGCAGTGGAACATTGGACACCGTGCATGACCTACGCCAGTACCCACTGGACATGGTGCAGCGTTGGCTGCGGGACGTGAAACGTGGCATTGACGCTAGGATTTTCGTGCCGAACGTGACGAACCTGTGTGCCTCTTGTGGTGTGCAAAAGTTCTGCTATGCTTTCGGTCACAAGGAATACCAACCCGATTTCGGGGATGATTTGATTGGAGAAGAATAATGGCTGCATCACCTGAAGGGACAAAGGTTCAGGCCAATTTCAAGATTGGCAACGACCTGTTCAACGTGTACGCGAACTCCATGAGCGAGTTCGTTGACCTACTGGGGGAACTGGAAGAGTCCGGTATCCCAGCGATTCACGATGTGCAAACGAAGTTGGCTGGTGCCCGTGCGGTAGCGGCTGCTGTGGCTGCACCTGCAGCAGCACCATCGGGACCACCTGCCTCGTTCACGAGTGCGGCAGTCAAGCAGTGCGTGCACGGTGACATGGTTGCCCGTACCGGGTCAGGTTCCAAGGGTCCGTGGCGTGGCTGGTTCTGCCCCACACCGAAGGGCACAGCGGACCAGTGCAGCGCCATCTTCATCAACCGTGGAACACCCGAGTGGAATGCGTTCCCGGCATGACCGAATACACCGTAAACATTCAAGTCAAAATCGACAACCTGCAAGACTACGCTGAACTACTCTCATGGGTCATGTCCCGTGGAGAGTTCATCTCATCCCGTATCGCTGTCCGCCCCTCATGGCTTGACGAGGTGTAGACAGTGAGGTCACTTGACCGTGCAGTGAGGTCCATCAACCGTGAGGCGATGGTCATACCTATGCCGTTCAAGTCGTGGTCCGATGGCAACATCTCCATTCGCCGTGGTGAGGTCAGCATGATTGCTGGCCCACCCGGTGCGGGAAAATCCACCGCTGCTTTGGCGATAGCGGTGAAGGCGAAAGTTCCCACCCTGTATGCGAGTGCTGATTCGCACGAGTCCACTATGGCTATTCGTTCACTGTCAATGGTGACAGGTATCCAGCAGGCTGAGGTTGAGGAACGCATGGCTTCTGACCCGCTGTGGGCTAGTGACATTTTGAAGGATTCCATCGGTCACATCAGGTGGATGTTTGATGCGTCCCCCACGCTTGCTGATTTGGAGGACGAAATCAACGTGTACCGGGAACTAATGGGTGACAACCCCAGCCTGGTGATTGTTGATAATGCTGTGGATGTGACCCACGAGTCGGGTGACGAGTTCTCCAGTTTGCGTTCTCTGATGCGTGAGGTGAAGTGGTGGGCTCGTGACACGGGTGCAGCGTTCCTGATCCTGCACCACACGAGTGAGGGATATGATGGTAACCCGTGTCCTCCGCGTGCAGCGTTGCATGGGAAGATCGCCCAGGTGCCGTCGCTGATTGTGACTCTCTCATCGGAGCAGCCTGGTTTGATGGCTGCTGCTGCCGTGAAGAACCGTTACGGTCCCGCTGACGCGACTGGTCGTAGTGCTTTGTGGATGGATTATTTTCCGACGAACATGCAACTGAAAGACCTTGACTCGTGAGTAGACAGGGATATTTCACTCACGCCAAACGCGACAAGACCTGCCCATCCTGCAAGAAAAACATACACGCAGGCACAATCATTGGAATAAGTTTCCTCACCCCCAGGGAAAAACGCAAGTGGCTATGCCAACCATGCGCTGAGTCCGAGATGAGTGTCCGATGAGTTCCGCCAACAAGCGTAAAGGCTCACGGTGGGAAACCGACCTGGAAGAATACTACAACCAGTCAGGGCTACGTGCCCGTCGTCTACCTCGTGCCGGTAGCAAAGACATCGGTGATGTCGCTATCGAACTGAAGAACGGTCACGTTGTCGTGGTGGAAGCCAAGAACGTACGCGCCAATAAGGTAGCGGAATGGTTGGCTGAAGCGGACGTGGAGGCGGAGAACTACACGGCGAAGTATGACTGTCCCACGTATGGTGTGGTGGTGCGGAAGACACCCCAGAAGGGTGCTACTGGTGGTGTCGTGATGATGACGCAAGACACACTACTGAATCTACTCAGGTGGAATGGACTAGCATGATTGAATACCGCTGGCTACAGTTCCGGCATTGGCTCGCATCACGCATCATCGGCTTCCCCATCTACCAAGCCATCGACGCATCCTACGAGGAAGGCCGCAAGTGGGGAAACATGGAGACACTACGAGACTTGGCCGGTCGTGGATGACGAACCCCGCTTCGACATTTGGCCCATACTGGAACACTACGGGTGGCAACTACCGCAACCCAGGGGCACCTGGCAGTCAGTCAAATGCCACGCCCACGACGACCATCACGCTTCCTGCCGTGTGTCACATGATGCGGGGAAAGTGAAATGTTTAGCGTGCGACTTCAAGGGCGATGCGATAGACGTTGTACGGCACTACGAAGGAATGGGATACAAGGATGCTGTCGGTAGATGCGAGGAAATCTCTGGACGAAGCGGAACTGGCGTACTTCCGTCAGGTCGGAGACATAGCCGACTATCTTCTAGGTCGGGGGATAAACGGCGAAGCCGCTCTTACACACCACCTCGGCTACGTCAAAGAACCGATGGTCGGTGACGACGAGATGCGAGGCAGACTCGCAATACCATACCTGACACCCACGGGTGCTGTTGATATTCGTTTCCGCTCCGTGCACCCCGACGACTCACCCAAGTACCTGTCCCGTGCCGGGTCACAGCAGCACATCTACAACGTGCTTGCGTTCCAGGAAGACTCCGATGTTATCTGCGTGTGCGAGGGTGAACTGGACACGATCATCGTGAACACGGTAGTGGGTATCCCAGCGGTCGGTATGCCTGGTGCTAACGGTTGGAAGAACTGGTATGCCCGTGCGTTCGCGGACTACCGGAAGGTGTTCGTGTTGACGGACGGTGACCAGGCCGGTAGGGAAATGGGTAAGAAGATCATGCAGGCTATCGACGTTGCTGTCGTGGTGCCGATGCCTGAAGGTTTGGACGCTAACGAAGTCTACCTCCAAGAAGGGGCAGACGGTATCAGGAAGAGGGTTGGGTTGTGAGTTCTGATTTCTACTGGCTAGGTGCCCTCATCCTGGGGGCGATGATATCGGGGTGGGCGCTTGCTGCTTTCGTGGTGTGGATCGTGACGGAGTGGGACGAGTACAAGTGGCGTCGTCGCCTGTCACGTATTGAGTTTGAGGAGACGGAGTTGTTTCGTGAATGATGACACAGGACGATTGGATCAGTCTCCTTCGTTTTCT